AATTAAGTGATATCGTCAATGTATTCAATAATACATTCAACTTTGAATCCATTGTCACCTTTGAAATACATATAATTTCGTTCTTCTCGTGGATCAGAGTTAACAAAGTTTCTGCTATGATCATTTGGATCAAATTTAATTTTACTAGTATAAACAAATTCATTTACAGGCATACTGCTTACAGAATTTTCACGGTTTGTAGTAAGATTTGTAACAAAGAACTTGTTATTACCTTCTGTTAATAATTCTATTTTGAATTCATCACTGTTTGTTAATTTACCGTCAGTTGGTAAATTGCCATTGGTTAGCAATGCTAATTTATATTCATTAAAATCTGTATAAGGCAATGTTATATCATTTAATACTTCTATAGGTTCATCATAGTTTAAACAAGCCAACGATTCAAAATAATCAGGGTCAGGCAACAAAGAATCTGCAATGTAACAAGATACTTGATTTATTTTCATTCCTGCAGTTTCATTATAATATTTTTTGATAACAAGATATCTTATTGGTGTTACGGATAATTGAAGTACCCATCTTGAAATCTTATTACCCACTACAATATCGCCGTTATCATTGATTGTTTCGTCATCGTCTAATACTGTATATCCAGAACCGTATGTTAATAATGAGGATTTTGACCAAGCTCCACTGGGCGAAATAATATTTGCAGATATATTATATCTTCTTTTAACATATGTTTCTTCATAACTTATTGAACCGCCACTAGGAATACTAACTGCTTTTTTATATAAATGCATCCATGCTTTTTTAGCGGCCATCGATATATCATATGTCTTGTCAGATTCTGGAATTTCAGTGATACCGGAAATATTAATAGTTCCTGATAAGTTAGATGATGCCGCCCAGTACAGTCTGTTTGGTGTAACTGGATTTTCTATACCAACTGCCCAATCAAATTCAATGCCAAATAGATTAGAAGTTGTATCCACCGCAACTATTTCAAATCCTTTACCGTAATCTGGTTCTTTAGTTAATGTTAATCCGTTGTACCATATTGACCTATCTTCTTTATAAATTTTGATCTTTTTAGTAGTTAGCTTTAAACCAAATCGATAATGTTTGCCACGAATTAATTCTATAGTTGGTACTATTTTATTCTCATCATCATATACATTGATAGTTCCATTTTCCTCAATGAATGTAAAATCATATTGTTTTGATGTAGCTAATGGATTTTCTGTTGGTGTATTATTATTCACTGTATCATTGTTAGGATCCCAGCCTGCATAGTCTATATCACCCGAGACAATTTTCTTTTCATATCCAACTACGTTGCCGCAATAATCTAACACTGGAACAGTGACATATTTTATAGGTGAAGTATATATTGGATCAGTTCTATCTAATACATAGTCTACCTCTGCCGGTATCATCATCCTAGTTGGGTTCTTATACTCTACACCATTTCTATCTTTTACAGGATAATCATCACTGACAGATTTGACTCGCTTAATGGCACCTACTGTATTTTTCGTATCATTAATTCCCAAAGGATCAGTTAGATTTTTTTCCAATCTTGTTATTTCTGAATTTAATCTTTTGGATTGATTCTTTAAGTTTTGTTCAAATGCATTCATTACTCCGCTAAAACCTGCAGGATTAGATTTGAATTGTTTAACTGTGTTTTTTAATAACGCCAAGTCTCCAGTGACTTTACTCCAATCAAGTGAAAAACCTTTTGGGCCGCCACCTAAACAAACTTTAGGATTGCTGGCCTGCGCCAGTGCATTGAGAATGCCGTTAGCTTGGCCAAATAAATTTTGATTAAGTGTTGACAAGATATCAGGGATTCTAGGTGCCTGTACAGGGCTTGGACATAACCCACCCAAACTAAAAACATTATTAACCTGACCTAATGCCGAATTAACTTTACCTAAAATCTTATCATATCCGCTGGCTCTACGCATATCATTTAATGAGGTTTTAAGACTAACCAAGCCTGATCGTAATGACTCTAACCCAGAAACTCCAGTAACGTCTTTGATCAAATCGTCAATGGCCAATTGAGCGCATATTAGCTTGCCATTCCAAAGATCTTTAAGTCTGCCCGCTAAAAGCATACATATAAGATCTTTATCGTTTCTTGGTAAGTTTGCTGGAAATGTTACTTTTAGTGCGCCAGCGTTAATTGGTGGAAGTGTTGCCATACTAGTATTTACCTAGTATTTAATCACCATTAGCATAAACATCCGGGCTGCCGATATTCCTAGGATGTCCGCATGTATCTGGATCACCTTTTCTATTAACAGGAATGTTTTCAATGTAAACATCGGTAGATCCATTGGCAGTTAATGGGCCAGCATGGACACCTGGACCGTGGCCGGCAACTGGACTACCATCTACACCGACCAACAGATTATTTGCATATACTGTAGTCTGCACCGTACTTATTATAGGTGCCCCTGCTGTATTGTCGTCTGTTAGTCTGTGTACTTGCGGCATATTAAACTATGATACTGCTAGAGTTTCTAACTGGCTTAATACCAGTTGTGCTTTCAAGATAAGCATCTGCTACTTGATCAGATGTCGTAGCAACACACATGATATTGTGTGCCTTAAACAAAAAGTCACTGTCAGGGTTTGCAGTCATCATAAAAGGAACCATTTGAAGTCCTTCTCTGCTGGCAGCCAAAATAACAGGCTTGCTAATAGTAAGACCTTCTGCTGTTTGTCCTGAGACTTTACCAACAACTTCGTCGCCACTGGTTAATTTCATACTTACGGTATGACCGATTCTATTTTCTTTTAACATATTAATTACTTTTCACCCACTGAACTAGATCAGTATAACCGCCAATGGCCTGATCATCAATAAAGATTTGAGGTACTGTACGTGGAGGTGTACCTAATCTTGTTGTTAGTTGTTCTAACAATGTTTCTCTTGTTGTTGCACTAATATAATGTTCGGTAAATTCCCAGCCTTTACTTTTCATTAAATTCTTTGCCTGTACGCAATAAGGACATGCATCCTTTGTATAAATTTCTACTTTCATTCTTCATCCTCAAATAGATTCTTTTCGTATTCATCTAATGCTGCCTGATACTGTTCCTCAGTTAGGCCGTGCCAGCCTATACATTTGCCAGTGGGGCTTCTACCACAGCCGCATGAGCCGAATTCTTCTGTATTTTCTTTTACTCTTACTTGCATTTACGCACCTGTTGTATCATAAGTTTGTGCAAAGATATCTTTCTTTACTGCGCCATAATCATTGGCACCATGTCTAACAATATAGTCATTGCCTGTGGTATAGTTTAAGTCGCCCCACGATGTATGGATAACACCATTATGGTCAGCAAGCTTGGCAATCTTAGGAATCTTTTTAGGTGTGCAAATGCCATTACCCAAGTCGTCTTTCATTTCGCGAAACTTTTCAGGAGTAATAGGATATTGCTCACCTTTTGGCCCGGTCATAATATAATGGCCGGCTTCGTAGTTTACAGGACCTTCTAATGTTTGTACTGTACCAGCTTGTTGAGCAATTTCATACTTTTCTTTAGCAGGCTTTTTAAATGTTTTGAAACTACCTTGTTCAAACCATTTATCATTAATTTGTGATGTTACTTCGTTAATTTTCATAATATATTATAGCACAGGTAGCGCATCGTAGTCAATACTTTCGCTCATTACACCAATCACATAATTAGTGCTTTCGCTTTCCTGTAATGCTGTTTGTTTCTTGCTTGTGTCACTGTGCTTGTTAAACCAAGGAATAGGAGTACTCTTTGGTGCAGGACTTTGATATTTAATACCTATTTCCTTTAAGGCATTGACTGCCGTATAATCAACAAACTCTTTTAAGATGCTGGCATTCAATCCGATAACAGGACCCATTTTAAACAAATAGTCTGCCCAAGCTTTCTCTTCACGAATAACATCTACATACATGGAATACACTTCGGCTTCACATTCTTGCTTGGCTTTTACAAATCTAGGATCTTCTTTGACAACCTGATTAATCAAATAAGCAGTCCATCCTTTGTGCAATAATTCATCTTGTAAAATCAAACTGATGATGTTACCATTACCAATAAAGATCTTGTTCTCTACCATGGCAAGACTTGTGGCGAAACTAACCATAAAGCGGAATGCTTCTAATGCATAGCTGGCGTTGAGTGCCATCCAAATAGCTTTGATGTGTTCATGCTCGTCAATTACTTCTCCAACTTCTTTACGACAGTTGACCAAATGTAATGCGTCATAGTATTTGCCAACACTACTTGCCATGTCTACAATTTCTTTAGTATCGTGAATGGTGTTAAACACATCCTTGGGTACATTGTAGATGTTGCGAATGATGTGGCTATAACTCTTACTGTGAATATTTGTTTCGAAGAATCCCCAGTTATACATTAATGCTTCAACTTCAGGGAGACTGCAAACAGGAGTGAACACTTGTGTTGGGCCACGTCCCTGTAAACTGTCCAATGCTGTTTGACGTAACAAGTTACTGGTAAAGATATGCTTGACTGCATCACTGGCATCTTTAAAGTCATTACTGTCTTTGGTAAGACTAATCTCTTCTGGTTGCCAAAAGAAACCACGAGCAGTACTATCATAGTCTGCGATCTTTTTATATTTTACTTCTTCAAATCGTTGAATAGTAACTGGGCCTTCTGGATCCAAAAACATTTTACGATTTAGATAATCTGTTTTAGTTGTTAGGTTATATTGTTGTTTGCTCATTGATGTCCTTTGTGAATTAATTGATTTACTATATTAAGATCAAATTCTAATTTAGTGATACGGTCTCGTAACCGTTGATACTCTTCGCTGTGAACATCTCCGTTTTTTACTACAATATCCAAGTACATGGCTGCCGCTTGGTCATGTGCATTTTTAAGATCATGTTCTAATAATACTCTTCTATCTTTTAACATATGTAGTCCTTATAATTTACATGCTTCGCAGTCGTCATCAAATTCATCATCTTGATTAAAGTTTAAACTGATAACATTATCAGGTTGTTCCTCTACTGCTTTACTACCTGCTTTGTTGATCAAACTATAGTAGAATGTTTTCAATCCCCAGTGGTGAGCTAACATCAAATTCTTAGCAATTAAAGTAGTAGGAACTTTCCTGTCTAAGAAATATGCAGGATTATAAAATGTATTAGTACTAATACTTTGATCAGTGTATGCTGCCAATACCGCCGCTGTCTTGATATAACCAATACAATCCTTTTGATCCCACATTAGTTGATACTTGTTCTTTAACTTATGATACTCTGGCACTACCTGTGTAAACGATCCTGCTTTACTTTCCTTAGTACTGATTAAGCTCATAGGCATTTCAATACCATTAGTACTGTTAATAACAACAGAGCTAGACTCAACAGGAGCAATGGCCATTAATGTAGCATTACGAACGCCATGCGTCAACATTTCTTTACGCAATGGTTCCCAATCTAATTCAGGAACAAAATTTGCTAATTCGTTTACACCTTCAGTGCGACGTTCCCATGGGAAAATACCTTGTCCATATCTTGTTCTATCACTGTCCAAACATTTACCACGTTCTTTGGCTAGCTCAACGCTGGCTTCTGTTAGGTAATAAGCTTGATGTTCTGTCCATGACTTAATTTCATTCAATGAATCTTTTTCGCCGTACTTCATACCACGCTTGGCATGCCAGTAAGCTAAGTTAGTTACTCCAATACCTAGGGGACGAATCTCATCATTGCTTAACTTACTTTGAATACTCAAGAAGTCTTGATAATCCAATATATTATTGAGGCTACGATGTAGAATACGACAAGCACGGCGCATGTCTTCAGGATTACGGAACGCACCCCAGTTAATTGAACCGAGCGTACATAGCGCAATACGCCCGGCATCGTCATCAAGACGCTTAAAAGACTTAGTAGGAAGAAGAATTTCACAGCAAAGGTTACTCTGGTAAATCGTATGATACTCTGGATCAAACGGGCCTTGATTCATGACATTGTCAATGAACACAAGATAGATACGACCTGTATCAGTACGTTCTTTTAAAATGCCGCTTTTGAATACATCTTCGGCATTCATTGTTTTCTTACGAAGGCCGGGTGTGTTTTCATATTTTACGTAGAGTTCTTCAAACTTTTCAGTGTTTGAGTAAAACGCTTCGTATAAGTCAGGTACTTCATTGGGATCAAAGAATGTTATGTTTTCTTTGTTTTTAAAT